GCGCGACGGACCCTGAACGTCACCGAGATTGATGCGGCTGACGCGCGCCTGATCCTCGCCCTGATGGACGAGCGTGACGCGGGCATGGATGCAGGAGCGGAGGATCGTTGTAGAGCGCAAGGCCGCGTCGTGGCGGGAGGTCTTCTGCGCCTGGAAGACGACGACGGCCACACCACGCAGGGCCTGCTCGTGGAGATCGAGGACCGGGATGCGCTGCGAGAACTTCTGCGACCAAGCCGTGTCGAGATTCGCGCCCTCACCGATGAAGGGGGCGCGGAAGGATGATCGTCAAGAAGCCTTCGTACCCGCACGTCTCGATCACCGCAGAGGAGAAGAGCGAATGAGCTGGCTCGACGTGTGGTGGACCGGCGCCCTGGTCATGTGGGGGTTCGCGATGGGCGTTAAGCATGATGACGACGACGGGTGGGCTGGCGAAGTGTTCTGCGCGGTTGCGGCTTTGACTTGGCCCGCATGGATGCTTCCGCTAGGCGTTCTGGTCCTGTGGAAAGGGAGTGACCGATGAGTGACCGAGCGATCGAGATACTGGAACGGGCGCTAAAGAGTCATCTCCACACCGAGCGGGACGCGCTCGTTCGCGAAGCCCTCGCCGCCCTCAAGGCCGAGCCTGTGCCTACGCTGCCGTGGGTAGACATCGTAGAGCGGCTGCCAGACGAAGGCCCAGGTAGGGTTCTCGTGATCCCTCGATACGGCAACGACGACCAACTGGGCGAGCCCGACACCGCGCCGCGCGAACTGGTGCGAGAGCAGCCGGACCTATACGCCTATTGGTGCGAGAAGTCCGCCATCCCCCTCCCCGCCACCGCAGAGGAGCAGACGCCATGACTGACCTACTCATTGTCGCGCTCATTCTGCTCGTATGGTTCGGGGGCATGGCCTTCGCCGCGTACACCGAATGGCGCGAGTGGAACGGCGGGATCTGCCGAGAGACGGGCGAGCCTTGGGCCATGTTCGGCTACTCATCGCAAGGCTGCCGGGGATACAAGAGCGGCGATTACTACATCTGGGTCAGCTACCCCGTGGACAGGAGCCGACGCCATGACTGACCGAAAGCGGTACAGCACCAGCGCACGGCCCGGCTGCCCCACATGCATGGGCGTAGACCCGGAATCGTGCCTGCGTTGTCGGGGTCGCACTCGGATGCGCGAGTGGTGGCGCACCCCGTCGGGGTGGAGGCACGCCTTTAAGGAGCCCCGCCATGACTGACAACTACATCGTGCTGAAGCGCAGCGAGGTGGAGGCGCTGCGCAGGCATCTTCAACAGGAGTGCGAAGCGGCCGGGACGATAGAAGGGGCCGGCATTGCTGCGGATGCGCTGAACCGCGTTGAGGGCCTCCTTGCCGACGCGCCTGCGGTGGTGGATGCGGGGGTGTGGGAGGGATTGCTTGGCCTAGAGGGGGTCGTGCTCAAGCCGCGCGAAGACACCGCGCTTGGCGCACCCCTTGGGCGCCACCGCGTCCTACTGATCGAGGAGAAGGAGCGATGAGCGCAAGAGCCAGCGCCTGTATCTACATCGCCGCCGACCTGCTCCGCGCGGTCCTGTCCGACATCCCCGAGGACTGGCCGAGGTCCATGCCCCGCGTCGCGCTGCGCGCAATTGAGGCGCAAGAAGACGTGCTCAAAGACTGCGCGTATCGAGTCCGGTATGTGGGCGAATGTCTGCGCGAGCTGGACCGAGAGTGCGCCGCCCTCCGCGCCCGCGTCGAGGCGTTGGAGGCGGGGCTGCGCGCAATCGAGGATCGGGAATCGAACTGGGCGCAAGGCGTGGACGAAAACGTCGATGCGATCATTGTCACGCACGCGCCCTGCTGGAGATGAAACAATGACCGACCAATCCCTCCTCGAATCCGCCGAGCACATCCATGGATCACTCGAGGATGCGGCTAAGGTATACGGGGTCAAGGCATCGACCTGGGACGCATGGAAAAAAGGGGAGCAACCGCTCCCCCTATACATTCGCCGCGCCCTGAAGCGCACCCTGGCTCGAGAAGGCTAACCCTCCTCGATTGCGCTCCGCAGCAGCGCAATCTCTGCCTCCAGGTCCATCCGGTCGGCCTCCTCGTCTATCGCCGTCGCGACCTTCATCGCATAGATCAGACCGCTCCGATCCCACGTCCCGAGGGTGTCATAGTCAACACCCTCTCCATCGTCCCAGATCAGGCGCAGGCCGCGAATGCGGCCCGCCTTGATATCGTTCGTCAGGGACGCCAGTGCGTCGAGCATATCGGCGCGGTCGGGGTGGAGGGGGGTGGGGGTGGTGCCTTCGCGCCCGGTATCACTTCCCATAGCGGAGTCCTCCGTCGTTAAGCTGACCGGCGAACAAGTCCTCAACCTCGGCCTCGTTGATGTTCTCGCTTGCTTGCTCCAGATTCTTAACCGCCTGACGAAAATACGAAGGCTTCAGCTCGGCTCCAATACCGCGCCGGCCAAGCGTCACCGCGCTGTATACCTCGCTGCCAACTCCGAGAAACGGAGTTAACACCGTCTCGCCCAAGTTGCTTCGCATTTGTACAACGCGGTCGATCACGTCAAGCTGTAGCGGATGAACGTGCTTCTCGTCGTCCTCGTCTTTCGATTCTTCGTAGGGCATGACGCGGCCCATGCGAATGTCATCCCAGACCGACGACGCATAGCGGCGCCATATCCAGTGCGAAAACTTGTTCGCTTTTTGGTCGCCGTCGAACCCGCGCAGCGCGCGAACATCGTTCGGCATGTTGGAGTCGTCGCCCGCGTATGACATGAATCCGGTCGGGTGCGAAACCGGGATCGGATTGTCGCCTTTCTTGCGGAACACCAGCAGATAATCAGCAGACGCGACCCCGCAATAGATTGAGTCATCGACGGCTGTTTTGTGCGCCAGGTTCTTTTGCATAGTCCGGTTGCGAACCCATAGCGGTTCCTTCCAGATTGCGTGCCGCGCGATGAATCGAAACCCGTGCTGTTCGTGCAGTCGGATGATGTCGCCCGGAAAGTCGATGTAATGATCCGACCCGCTGTTGCCGCTCGGCACGTCCATGCAGTGAACTGCCGTGCATCGACCGGGCAAAGTGAGGCGAGCCAGTTCCGCCACGACGTAGGCGTAGTGCTCGAAGAACTCCGCATAGCTAGGGCAATTCGACAAATCGCGCTCATCACTAGAGTAGTGGTACAGACCGCCGAACGGAGGAGAGTACACGCTCAGGTGGATCGACTCGAGCGGCAGCTTTTGCATCATCTCAATGCAATCGCCGTTGTAGATGGCGTACTGGTCGGTAATCACTGAATCCATGCCGGAACCTCCACGATGTTATCGCGCATGACGCGCTCGATGGTCATGGCGTTATTCATCTCGGAAACCAGATTGCCGAACATCGCTTCAGCTTGCTCCGCTTTCCGTTCCAAGTTTTCAAGTACACGCGCCTGCCCCGTGGTATAAATCACGTCAACCGTAACCGGGCGGGTCTGCCCGAACCGCCAGCACCGCCGCACCGCTTGGTAATACTGCTCGAACGAATGCGACGGAAAGTAGACGACGTGCGCGCAGTGCTGGAAGTTCAGGCCCCACGCACCGATTTTCGGCTTCGTCACCAGCACTCTCGCCTCGCCGGAAAGGAACCGCTCAAAGCGCGACTCCTTCTCGTCGTCCGAGTGTTTGCCGCTGACTTCGACGGACCCAGGGATATTCCGCGCAAGCTCGGAGCTTTCGGCGTCAAGGTGGCACCATACAATTGCAGGCTCGCCGTGATTGACCAGCGATGCCGCCATCGCACACCGCTCCGCAACAGTCTCTTTTTGCTCTTGCCGTTGCTCGGGCAGCGTGACGGCCGGAAGTTCAAACAACATTCCGTCGGCGCGAAACGATGACTCGACGCGATGCCGATTCACGTTAAGAGGCGGCAGAGTTAGCGGGCCATCGTCAAACCCAAGATCGGATGGGCGGCGAAGCGCCCGAGCCCACGAGCAGACCCATCTCCAGAACGGCGTCTCGGCGTGCCCCTTGAATCGCCACTTAGCCGCCTCACCATACATGCGCTTGGTCGCAATGTTGTTCTGATCATTCTTGAAGAATCGGCCAAGCATATCCATGTGCCCAAGATAGCCGAGCGCCTCGGACGACGTGCCAAGCTCGACGTAATCGTTAGGCGCCGCCGTGGCGGTGCAGAGTAACCTATACGGGACGCGCCGCATGAACTCGGTTATTTGTTGACGCAGCGCGCCATCAAAGCTCTTGAGAATTGACGACTCGTCGCACACCACGCCGCCATAATCGGCCGGATCGAACATGCCGAGCCGGTGGTAGTTCGTAACCTGGATCGGCCCGGCGCCATCGCGAACAACTTCAATACCGAACTTCTGCCCTTCGCGCACGGTCTGGGGCGCAACGGCCAGCGGCGTCAGAATCAGCACGGGCCGGCCGGTATGGATAACGACGTTCTGCGCCCAAGCCAGCGCCTGCAGGGTTTTCCCCATGCCGCAGTCCTCGAAGATCGCAGCGCGGCCCTTGCGCACGGACCACTCGATCATCGCCTGCTGATAGTCCATCGCCTGCGCCGGCATGAACACAGGCTCAAAGCCAGAGTCCGCGCCGGAGTGCAGGCGAGCATCCAGGTATGCGTGGTAGTCGTCAGAATTCCGTTTCAGGGTGAGGCCGAACAATTCGCCCGCCATCACTCTCCCTCCAGCGACTCAACCAGCCGCTCCAAATACCACTGAGCCTTCCGCGCATTCTCGACCGCATCGCCCTTGTCGCGGAGCCGCCACAAATACTTGAGCGCGGTCAGACGCAAATGCCCCTCGTACTCCTCTCGAGAGGCGCACGCGCGCATGGCTTCGATGCACTCGATGTCAGATTGGCGGTAGTGAGGCGGATTGATGGGGTCGGGAGAGATCGGCGCGGGGTCCGGCCCCCAATCCTCCTCGAACGGCGGCACTCGCCCTATTGGTATGCGGTCAGGGTCGCGCATGGTTACTCCTGCTGTATTGCTGTGTCGGGGCCGAAACCGTACCACAGCGCCCTCGCTTGGATAGCCTACCGTTCGTCGGGTCGTGGTCGGATTGCGTGCGATTTTCCTAGACGAGAGCGGGGGAGTTGGTAGAGTTCGGGGTGTGGCCGGTTGGGCTGCGATTGAGAGGAGAGGAAACAATGACCACGACTTACGATTTTGACGACGGAAACGGCCCGGTAATAGCGACGGCAAGGGAGGCGTCTCAATGACCCGCACCCAAGCCATCCGCGCCCTGGTTGCCCGCAAGGCACGCATTCTCGGGGCGCGCCCGACCCATATCGTGCTCGCCCAGGCGCAAGCTCTGGCCCGCCTCCACGCCGGGCACACGGCTCACCGTGCCATCCAGGCGGGCGTGGCGCTGGCCGCCGAGCTGGCCGACGCCCCCGATTCTCGTCCCTGATAGACCTAACCCGAAAAGGACTCGCCGCAATGATCTACTACGTTTCCGTTCCCGCCGATGGCTCCGATGTGTTTATCAAGCCCTCGGCCGCGACCGACCCGCTGCCGCGAAGCG